TTATCTTTCTGTGTTTGATCATGACAACCGTGTAGAAGAGTATGAGAAGAAACAGTTAAAAAAGATAACGGAGTATGCGGACGCACATAATATAGAAATAATCAGGATATTTCATAAGGATGTGCTTGGTCAGGGTATTGTAAATGAGCATTTTGCAGGAATGGTTAGTAAAATAAGAAATCGGCAGGCTGATGGAGTGATTGTTTTTAGTATGAGATGCATTTCTCCATTTATCGAAAATGCCTATACAAAGGTAGGAATGGTAAAAGGAGCAGGAGGCAGAGTTTTTACGGTTCAGGAAGGAGAACTTGGCATGGTTTTAAGAAACTTTGCCGGATAGGAGCAGATTTATGGAAGGATTAAAATTAAACAAAGGCGATATAGTATATGCAGATTTGGGGCAGCATCCTAGGAGTTCTGTACAGTCGGGAATAAGACCATGTGTGATTATCAGTTGTAATGTGGACAATCATATTGAGGGGAATCCGATAGTTAATGTTTGTCCATGCACCACGAAGTTTGAGAAAAAGAAGAGAAAAAGTCATATCCTCATAACGAAGGATGATGTGGATGGATATCTGGCTAAGCCGTCTTTGATACTTGCAGAGCAGACAACTACCATAGATAAATCAAAGATTATGGGAAAGACATCAAGGATTGTCAGTGAAAAAGTGTTGAATAGAATTGACAGGGCGTTGATGCAGAGGTTTTCCCTGAAACAAGAGGGGGATGATGCAGTTGGCAAGAAATAAGAAGTATGATGTGGACATAAGGACGGTTGACCCTGACACTCTTGTTGACATTGGTGATGTAGTGATAGATACATCTCTTCCTCCTGAAAAGAAAATGGAACAGTTTCTGGAGCAGGTTAAGAATCCTTTGTGTTATAAGAAGGATGGCATTATTATCAAAAATGTTTATAAGAGTGTAGGGGTAAAGCTGGAAGATTGTTTCAGGGAAATCGTAATGACGATGCAAAATTAGTGGTGGAAATATTCATAAAATTATGTTAATCTAAATGCAGGACTTAAAACGCCTGCACTTGGATTAACAATAAAAGTTGTCCAAGAAAATGCAGGATATCATTCAAACCCCATATTTATTTTGTTTTTCTTGGTTAATACTAAGAAATGGAGAATAAATTATGGCGAGTACAATTCAAAAAATCTATAAGGCTGCCATTTATCTCAGATTATCAAGAGAGGATGGGGATGTTGCAGATGGAAGTAAAGAAATCAGCAACAGTATAGCCAATCAAAAAGAACTGGTCATGGACTTCCTAAAGTCCCACCCGGAGATAACCGTGTATGATACATACATTGATGATGGTTACAGTGGTGTTAATTTCGAGAGACCGGGATTCCAATCAATGATAAAAGATATAAGGAATGGTATGGCAGATTGTGTCATAGTCAAGGATCTGTCGAGATTTGGGCGTAATTATATTGAATCAGGACGTTACATTGAGAAGATATTTCCAATGCTTGGTGTCAGATTTATTGCAATTACGGACAATTATGACAGTGAAACCTCGGAAGACGGTTACGGAACCAATATGATTATTCCGTTTAAAAATCTGGTGAATGATGCGTATGCAAGAGATATTTCCATCAAGGTGCGTACAAATTTGCAGATTAAACGCAAGAACGGCGATTATATAGGTAATTTTGTTGTGTATGGGTATTTGAAAAACCCTGACAATAAGAATCAGCTTGTTGTGGATGAATATGCCTCGGAGATTGTAAAGGATATATTTGCGATGAAAATATGTGGCATGAGTCAACAGGCGATTGCAGACAGGCTTAATGCAGATGGAATACTTTGCCCATATGAGTACAAGAAAAGCCTTGGTATCCGTATTAATGATAACTTCAAAAAGAAGACGCAGGCTTTGTGGAGTTATAATGCGGTTCTTCGTATATTGAAGAATGAAATATATACCGGGACACTCGTTCAGGGTAAAACTACGACTCCAAACTATAAGGTAAAGAAGAAAGTTAAGAAGCAGGAAGAAGAGTGGATCAGGCGTGAAGATAATCATGAAGCAATCATATCCAAAGAACAGTTTGAAATGGTGCAGGAGCTTCTTATAAGAGATACCAGGGTTTCGCCGGATTCTGACTCCATATATCTTCTTGGCGGTGTTGTGTATTGTGCGGATTGCGGCAGAGCTATGATTAGAAAGACTGTTCCGGCACATGGGAAAAAATATGTCTATTATGTATGTTCCAGCAACAAGAAGGATAAAAATGTGTGCAGTAATCACAGGATTGCAGAGAATAAACTGACAGATATGGTATGCGAGAACACGATTTATCAGGTAAATCTTGTTATGGATTATGCTAAAGAGATGGAAATAATCGAAAAGGCATCCTATATGAAAGCTGATGTAGGTAAGTATGATAAAAGAATTGAGAAAAAGCAGGAGGAATTGTCTAAGTATCAGGAGCGAAAACTGCATCTTTATGAAGATTATAAGGAAGGAATCCTTGATAAGCAGGAATATATGATGTTTAAGACGGACTATGATAAAAAGATAGAAACAGCTGCCAGAGAGCTTGAAGCATTTGAAGCAGATAAGAGAATGATTCTTGACAATGAGAATGAATCACAGGCTTGGATTGAGGAATTTAAGAAGGTTGGACATATAACAGAGCTTACCAGAAATGCAGTAGCGATACTGATTGATAAAGTGATGGTATATTCTTCTGACAGAGTGGAAATCAGATATCGGTTTGAAAATGCATTTGCGGCAATGAAGAAATATGTGGATGCATATTCAACTAAGAATTATTCAGAAAGTGAGGCGGTGTAATATGGCTAGAACAAGCAACAGAGCTGGGAATAAGAAACAGGCAGAAACAATAAACAACAATAAGTCATCGGCAAAGATATATAAGGCAGTAATCTATGCAAGACTCTCCAATGAGGATGATAGGAAAATAACAAGTCATACTGTAGACAATCAGATTTCATTACTCAGGGATTATATTGATTCAAAAGATGATATGGAACTTGTAGAGTGTTATTGCGACAGAGGCTTCTCCGGTACAAATTTTGCCCGTCCGGATTTTATGCGAATGATAGATGATATGAAGAAGGGGAAATTTAACTGCATTGTCGTAAAGGATTTATCAAGACTTGGCAGAAATTATCTGGAAGTAGGCAATTATCTGGAAAAGATATTTCCTATGTATGGAATCCGTTTTATCTGTGCTTCAGATGGGTTTGATTCGCTATATTCCAAACCTATGGAAGATGGAATGCTTGTACCTCTGAAGAATTTGATTAATGAGGCATATGCGAAGGATATATCAAAAAGAGTGTCCATTTCAAAAGAGAATCAACAGAAATTAGGAGAATTCATTGGAGCGCAGCCTCCACTTGGATATGTTAAAGACCCGGAGAATTGTCATCATTTAATTCCTGATCCTGATGCGATGCAGATAATTAAAGATATGTTTGCGTGGAGACTGGAAGGAAAATCCGTTACGTCTATTGCCGGATTACTTAATAAGATGAATGTTCCATCACCTATGCAATACAGAATACAAAAAGGGATGGAAAAAAATACAAAATATAAGGATGTTCAATGGGATGGGAGCAGTGTTGCATGTATTTTAAGAAATGTTGTTTATATTGGAGATATGGAACAGGGGTATCAGAAGGGCGCATTATATAAAGGAATTCCTGATCACCGTCAGAAAAAAGAACAGAGGATATATGTGAAGGGAACGCATGAGCCTATTGTGGACAAGGTGACATTTTACAGGGTACAGGAGCTGATGGACGATGTGAAAAGCAGGCATATGGAAGTACAGAATAAGTATAAGCATCTCAATAGAAAAGAAGATATTTTTAAGGGGCTGCTATATTGTAATGACTGTGATTGCAAGCTTTCACTATATAGAAGAACGGTAAATCTTCCAAGCGGATACCACCATTACTATACCTATATTTGCAGGAATACTTCTTATCGTGAAGAATGCACTAAAAAGAATATGAAGATGGAGAAACTCGAAGAAATAGTCAAAGAGCTGATTAACCTGCATATTGGTCTGTATATGGAACGGGAAGATATGCTTCACGAGTTAAATCAAAGAAAGCCGGCAGTGGACGAAAGAAAACAGCTTGAGCAAAAGAAAAATAATGTGCTTAACGAAGTGGAAGTGATTGAGGCGAGAATCCAGAATCTTTATGAGGATTTGAAGGATGATACCATATCAGAAGCAGAATATTTATCCCTGAAAGCAGATTATGTAAAAAAGATGGAAGTATTG